TCACTTAAAATTACAACAAGTAATTGCTAGAACAGTTCCAGATGGTGTATATATAGATGCAGATGGATTAAATGAGGTTGATCTTGGAACAGGGTCTGCTTATAATCCAGAAGATGCTTTAAGATTATATTTCCAAACAGGTTCTGTAATTGGTAGAAGTTATACACAAGAAGGTGATTATAATCAGGGTAAAATTCCTATACAGCAGCTCACAAGCAATTCTGGCGCTTCTAAGGCACAAATGCTCATAGGTAACCTTAACCACTACTTAGACATGATTCGAGCTGTAACAGGCTTAAATGAAGCGAGAGACGGTACTATAGCAAATTCAGATGCTCTAGTAGGTGTTCAAAAATTAGCAGCATTAAGTTCTAATACCGCTACTCGACATATATTAGATGGAAGTCTTTACATATATAGAACGTTAGCTGAAGCTTTAACTTATAGGGTAGCGGATATTTTACAGTATTCTGACTTTAAAGATGACTTTATTAATAAAATAGGTAAATACAATGTTAGTATACTTGGAGAGATATCTGATTTATATATATATGACTTTGGTATCTTTATTGAATTATCGCCAGATGAAGAGCAGAAAGCAATGCTTGAGCAAAATATTCAAATAGCATTATCTAAGGGTGATATTAATTTGGAAGACGCTATTGACATACGTGAAATAAAAAATTTAAAATTAGCTAATCAACTTTTAAAAGTTAAAAGAAAAGCTAAACAAGAGCAAGATCAAAAACAAGAGATGCAGAAGCAGGCTATGATAGCTCAACAGCAATTAAAATCTCAAGAACTTGCAGCTCAGGTTGCTATGCAAAAAATAGAAGCTGAAACACAATCTAAGATTAGATATAGACAAGCTGATATTGCATTTGAAATTGAAAAACAAAAACAAGAAGCTGCACTTAAATTACAATTGATGCAGCAAGAGTTTCAATATAATATGCAAGTTAAAGGATTAGATGCTGTAGCTTTATCAGAAAGAGAGAAATCAAGAGAGAAATCTAAAAGTGAGAGAATAAGTCAGCAGAATACAGAACAATCAAAACTTATAACGCAGAGGAAAAATAATTTACCTCCTCAAAACTTTGAGTCTAATGAAGATACGTTAGATGGTTTTGATTTAGCAGAGTTTGAGCCAAGATAATGCGTTTAAATTTTGCTTAAATTTGCAAATAAATTAAATTAAATTAAATGGATATAAAAGTTAGAGAAGTAACTGATGTTGAATCAAAATCAACACAGGAAGTAGAACAAGAATTGCTCGCAAAACACGAGCAGGAACAACAACAGAAAGAAAAAATTGTTGTTGAAGAATATAATACTGAAGAACCTGTTGCTGAAGCTGAAGCTTCTAAGGAAGTAGAAGTTGAGCAAACAGAGATAAGTGAGCCTGAAGAAGTAAAAGAAAAAGAAGCTCCGCCAGTACAATCCTCAGAATTAAATGAGGATGAAGTTCTTTCATATATTGGAAAAAGATATGGTAAGGAAATTAATTCAATTGATGAGTTAGTTAATGCAAGAAAAGAGGCAGAAGATTTGCCTTCTGATGTTGCAGCTTACCTAAAGTATAAAAAGGAAACAGGTCGTGGTATAGACGATTATGCAAAATTGCAAAAAGATTATTCCGACATGGATTCCGATTCTTTGCTTAGAGAATATTATTCAATAACAGAAGAAGGTTTAGACTCTGATGATATTGATATGTTAATGGAAGAGTTTGTTTATGATGAAGAAATAAATGAGCCGTCTGAAATTAAAAAAATAAAACTAGCAAAGAAGAAAGAGATTGCTAAAGCAAAAAAGTTTCTAAAAGAACAGCAGGAATTATACAAACAGCCTCTTGAGTCAAGGGAAAGTTCTGCCAATGCTAACAACGAGGAACTAGTTGAATATAGGCAATATTTAGAGTCAGTTAAAGCTCAACAAGAAGACGCTAATCAAAAAAGAGAATGGTTTGTCAAAAAAAGTGACGAAGTATTCAGCTCCGAATTTAAAGGTTTTAAGTTCAAAATAGGAGAGAATGATGTAGTGTATTCTCCAGGTAGTGCTTCTGAACTTAAGAAAGCTCAAGAAACTCCACTTAACTTTGTAAATAAGTATTTGGATTCTAATGGTTTTATTAAAGATGCAGAAGGATACCACAAAGCTTTAGCTATAGCTATGAATCCTGATAAGTTTGCTCAGTTCTTTTACGAGCAGGGTAAATCACAGGCTACTGATGATGTAATTCGTAAAACTAAAAACGTTGATATGACGGAACGAAGTGCGCCACAAGTATCTGCTAAATCTGGATTCCAAGTTAAATCAGTATCTCAGCCATCAAGCCGAGGACTAAGAATTAAAAGTATAAATAAAAGTTAATAACATAAAAAATATAAAAAAATGGCAGGACAAGTTTTAGCGTCACCTACTTATGCGTTGACGCCGAGTTCAGAAAGAACTCCAACAGCCCAAAACTATATCGTTAACTTCGACTTTTTAAATCAGTATCTACCTGATACTTATGAAAAAGAGTTTGAAAGATACGGTAATAGAACTATCTCATCTTTCTTAAGAATGGTGGGAGCAGAAATGCCTACTAACTCTGACCTTATTAAATGGGCAGAGCAAGGTAGATTACACACGAAATATACATCAGTTGGTACTGGAGCATCAGCAACTGATGATACAGCTGTATTTCAGGTAAATGATGCAATAGACCCATCAACTGCTGAGCAAGTAATTAGAATTGGTCAAACAATTGTAGTTGTTCAGAATAATGGTTCTGGTGTTAACAAAGCAGTTGTTACAGCAGTGAATAACGCAGCTGGTGGAAAAGGTCAATTTACTGCAGCTTTCTATGAAGCTGGTGGTTTAGTGACTGCAGGTACAGGCGTTGGAAACGCTGATGTAACAGTATTTATTTATGGTTCGGAATTCAAAAAAGGAACTGCTGGTATGGTAGGTTCTCTTGAAGCTAATGACTTCATTTTTGATAACAAACCAATTATCTTAAAAGATACATATACTGTAAATGGTTCAGATATGGCACAAATCGGATGGGTAGAAGTAACTACTGAAGATGGTGCTACTGGATACCTTTGGTATTTAAAATCTGAGCATGAAACAAGATTAAGATTTGATGACTATTTAGAAACAGCTATGATTGAAGCTGTACCAGCTGAGCAAAACTCAGGAGCTGCTGCTGTATTAGGTAGCGCAGGTGGTGCTGCAAATCCAGGCGCTGGTTCTGATGGTATATTCTACGCAGTAACTCAAAGAGGAAATATCTGGGATGGTGGTAACCCTACTACACTTGCAGATTTTGACTCTATTATTAGTAGATTAGACAAGCAAGGTGCAATTGAAGAAAACGTACTGTTTATTGACAGACAATTCTCATTTGATATTGACGATATGTTAGCTGCTCAAAACTCTTACGGAGCTGGTGGTACTTCATACGGTCTATTTGACAATGACGAAGAAATGGCATTAAACTTAGGATTCTCTGGATTTAGAAGAGGATACGATTTCTACAAAACTGATTGGAAATACTTAAACGACCCTACAATGAGAGGTGGTTTACCATCAGGAGCAAACTCTGGTAAAATCAATGGACTATTAGTTCCAGCTGGTTCTACTACAGTGTATGACCAAATTCTTGGTAAAAACGCAAAAAGACCTTTCTTACATGTAAGATATAGAGCTTCAGAAACTGAAGACAGAAGATATAAAACTTGGATCACTGGTTCTGCTGGTGGTGCAGCAACTTCTGATATCGATAACATGCAAGTTAACTTTTTATCAGAAAGAGCTGTATGTACTTTAGGTGCAAACAACTTCTTCTTATTCCAAGACTAAGTATTAATTCAAAGGGGTGCAGCAATGTGCCCCTTTTTTAAATTTTAAATTAAATTAAATCAAATGAATAAAAATAAAACTACAGAAACAGTAGATGAAACTACTGAAGTTGTGCAAAAAATTCAAAGCACACCTAAAAAAACTCAACCAAAATTTGTTGACAAAACATATAAGCTAACCAAAGAGGTAGCTCCATTATCTTTAATACTTTCATCAAGACACACATCAAGATTTCCTTTATTATGGTTTGATGAAGAAACTGGTATTAATAGACCACTGAGATATGCAAGAAATCAAAACAGCCCATTTCAAGATGAGCAAGATGATAATGCTATTTTAGAACCTATTGTATTTGAGAATGGTTTTTTATACGTTCCAAAAAACAATCAAGTATTACAAAAGTTTTTAGAATACCATCCTGGAAATGGAAGAACTTTTGTTGAAGTAAATAAAGCAAAAGAAGCAGAGGTTTTAGTAGAAGATTTAAATGCAGAGGTAGATGCATTAATTGAAGCTAGACAACTAGATGTAGAGCAATTAGAAAATGTAGCTAGAGTATTATTTCAAAGAGATGTTACTAAAGTTTCTACTGCAGAATTAAGAAGAGATATATTAATCTTTGCTAAACAAAGCCCTAAAGACTTTTTAAATTTACTTAAAGACCCTATGCTAAAGCTAAATGCTACTATTCAAAACTTTTTTGATAAAGGATTAGTGGTGCTTAGAAACAGTAACAAAGAGATTTGGTTTAATACTGCGTCTAATAAAAAGAAAATGTGTAATGTACCTTATGGTGAAGACCCTATGTATATTGCAGCATCATTCTTTCAAAGTGATGATGGTATAGAGCTGTTTAAACATTTAAAAAGCATATCAAAAAATTCGTAACTTTGCGTAACGTTTAACTATTAATTTTTTTACAATGCAAAAATTTTTAAATATTCCAGTAACTAATGAGCAAAACCAATTGGTAGCTATTAGTGATATTGTGTTAATAGAACAAGCTTCAACTACTACAGTAACAATTACTTATGGTGGTGGTAAAATTGTTACTATAACTCACGCTACTGCAGGAGCAGGAGATGAGACAGAAAGAGATGCAATACAAGATGCAGTCGTTGCTGCATTAGCAACTTCATGGACAAACCCAGCTTATTTGGTAAATAACTTACCTTATGCTGTGAGTGGAATCGGAGTTTCTTAACGATTATTCTTCCTTTACTATCGACAGCGAGAAAGCACCCAATTTCAGGGTGCTTTTTTATTTTGTTTATCTTTGTATAAACATTTTCAAATGATAAATTCTGTAAGAAATACTGTGCTTGCAATTATCAACAAGAATAACTATGGGTATATATCTCCTAGTGATTTTAATTTGTTTGCAAAACAAGCTCAACTAGATATATTTGACGAATATTTTACTAATTATAATCAGCAAGTAAACGAAGAAAATGCTAGAGTTTCTGGAACAGGATATGCAGATATTAAGTTAGGATACGAAGAAGTAATTGACACTTTTGCTGTAACAAAAACATTAACACAGAATGTTAGTAATATTTATTATTTACCATCTCAATCAACAACTGGTGATGATTATTATCTTCTAAACAAAGTATTATGTTATCAAGGAGGAGTGCTACAAGGAGAGGCTGAAAAAGTAAGTTTTAGAAAAATTAATCTCTTAAACAAATCTCTTCTCACATCACCCTCATTACAATATCCAGCTTACACACAAAAAGGAAATTCTATAACAATTTATCCTTCTACAATTAATGGATCTTTGGATATTCAAGCTACATATATTAGATATCCGTTAGATCCTAAATGGACATACGTAACATTATATAATGGTGAGCCTTTATTTGATCAGACGCAAAATGATTATCAAGATTTTGAACTACCACCAGATGATGCAAACAATTTAGTTGCTAGAATTTTACAATACGCTGGTATATCAATTCGTGAAGGTGATGTTTATCAGTTTGGACAAATTGAAGAACAAAAAGAAAATCAAAAATAATTATGACTTATATAAACCAAAGACAATATTATACTAATAATGGAGTAAATCCTACTGACACCAATTGGGGTTCTTATCAATACATAAGTTTAGATGATTTGATGACTAATTTTGAATTGATGTATGAAGGAAACCATTCGCTAGTAAACAACGAAAACAGGTATAAAATTTTATTTCACACAAAAAGAGCAATACAAGAATTAAACTATGATGCTTTTAAAGAAATTAAATCTTTAGAGTTAACTGTATATGACGACTTAAGGTATGTGTTACCTTCTGATTATGTTAACTGGGTAAAGCTTTATCTTTTTAAAGACAATGTTCTTAGAGAGCTGACTGAAAATATTCAAGTACAATCTGCTACGCAGTATCTACAAAACTCGGCTGCCGTTTTCGGTTATGATGGAAATAATAATGTTTCTACTATTGAGTCTAATTTAGATACAGCTAGAAAAAATGGATCTCTTGAAAGTATTTATTTAAACCAAGATACAGATGGTAACGTAAATACAGTTTGCAATGATTGTGATGATGACATTTATAATTCAAGAATAGGAGCAAGGTATGGTTTAAATACCGAAACAGCTAATTTTAATCCAACATTCACAATAGATAAAAAAGCTGGTGTTATTAATTTTGATTCTACTATGGCAAATCAGCAGTGTGTTTTACAATATATATCTGATGGTATGGAGAATGGCGACAACACTCAAATACAAGTTAATAAATTATTTGAAGAATATATTTATGCTTATGTTAAATACGCAATATTAAATAGTAAATTTGGTGTTCAAGAATATATTGTTAATAGAGCTAAAAGAGATAAACAAGCTTTACTTAGAAATGCAAAAATAAGATTAAGTAATATTCACCCTAGCAGATTGCTTATGAATATGAGGGGTGAAAATAAGTGGATAAAATAAAATGGCAAACATTCAAAGAAATTTTGTAGCAGGCCGTATGAACAAAAGCCTTGATGAAAGGCTTGTTCCTAACGGAGAGTATATAGATGCTTTGAATGTTAGATTAGGTTCAACTGAAGAATCAGAAATAGGTGCTGTTGAAAATGCTAAAGGAAATGTTCAGGTTACATCACTTCAATATATAGATGGCACTTCTTTAAGTAGTTCGGCTAGATGTATTGGAGCTTTTGAAGATGGAGCGAATGAAACCATATACTGGTTTGTTCACGATCCAGCTTTTACTGTAGGATCAACAGGTAAATTAGATTTAATTGTTTCATATAATGTTATTACAGGATCTTTAATTTATCATGTTGTAAGTATTAATAACGGAAGCAACACTACTACAACATTAAATTTTAATCCAAACTTTTTAATAACTGCAGTAAATAAAATAGATAATTTAATTTTTTTTACTGACAACTTAAATGCGCCAAGAGTTGTTAATATAGATTTTAATTATTCAGTTCCTTTTAATAATGTAGATCAGTTTACAAATGAACAACTATTGGTAATCAAAAAACCTCCTGTTTCAGCTCCTACATTAAATTTATTAAGCACTAATTTACAAGACTCTTTTTTAGAAAATAATTTTATTTGTTTTGCATATAGATATAAATATGCAAATGGAGAATATTCGGCAATATCACAATTTAGTGAGCCAGCTTTTGATCCAGGTATTTTTTCTTTTTCATCCAATAGTTTTTTGAATGAAGGTATGGTAAACTCTAGAAATGGAGTTCAAATAACCTATAATACAGGAAGTTCACTTGTAGTTGGAATTGATTTATTGTTCAAAGAAGCAAATGATCCTACTATTAAAATAATAGAAAGAATAAAAAAATCTCCATTAGGCCCTCATAACACTACTGCCACGTATACTTTTACTAATAGTAAAATATTTACTGTCTTGCCTGAATATGAAATATTAAGATTATATGATAATGTTCCAAGACAAGCTAAGGCTCAAACTTTGATGGGTAATAGACTTATTTATGGTAACTATACAGAGGGTTATGACTTAATAGATATAAATGGAGCTCCCTTAAATTTAAATTATACAGTTGAATTAAACTCTAAAATTATAGGCGGTGATTCGCCAACCTCAACAAATGTATTGGCTTTTGAGTATCAAGCTTTTGGTATACCACAAAATATTAATTTTGCAGGATTTACATTTGATTTGGGTGTTTATGAAAGTTTATTAGTAAAAGGTGCTACTCTTTCATTTTCTATAACCTATCAACATGCTTTTTATGTAGGTACAAATCCACCTGATGCAGAACAAGGAAGCACAATAATAAACTTTTCATATACATTAATAGACAACTACTCTTCAGTTGCAAATTTATATAATAGTTCTGATTTTCAAGCAAAAATAGGATTGACTGATGCGTCTATACAGACAGTAGCAGATGCTCAAAATGGATTAGGTTCAACCTTAACTGATGTGTTTAATTTTTCTTTAGACGGAACATTAAATGGAACAACTCATGATTACGATATAAATCAAACAGGTATTACTAATTCAACACAATCTCCACCAGCAAAAGGAGAACCTATAGGAAGTATTTTAAATGGTACAGAAATTAGTTTAATTTTTCCAGTAGTACAATACACGCAAACCAATCCGATAGCTAGTAATTTAATTGTTTCATATAATTATGTAACCGCTATAAATGTAAGATTACAACAAACCGCAAATGTAGAAAGTTTACATAGTAATAGAGGGTATGAGCTTGGAATTGTTTATATGGATGAATACAATAGAGCTTCTACGGCATTAGTTAGTAATAACAATACCTTAAACATACCTTGTTCTAGATCAGTTAACAAGAATGAAATTATAGCCACTATACCAGTAAGTCAAAGAGCGCCTAGCTGGGCAAAAAGATATAAGTTTGTGTTAAAGCCAGATAGAACAACTTATGAAACTGTATACTCAAGTATATTTTTTGAAGACCCGGCTTCTAATAATTCTTACCTTTTATTAGAGGGGGATAATATAGCTAAAGTAGAGGTAGGAGATAGATTAATAGTTAAAAGAGATTCTGCTGGTCCTATGACAAAATGTGTTTATGCAACAGTTTTAGAAAAACAAACACAAACAGCAGATTTTATAAATTATCCACCATCACCAACCCCTCCTCTTGTTCCTGGAGGTGTGTACATGAAGATGGCGTCTAATGATTTTCAAACTGTATTAGATACTGATGATGTGGTAAACATACAAGTACCTGCTGCTGTGGCTGGTCAAAATGATGGATATCCAGGTTTAGCTTATCCATTTTTTGTTACATCAGGAACTCCTTATGATGTGCCTGCGGGAACGAGAATAATAATGAGTATATCTCAATTAAGAATTGGACAAGGAGGGAATTGTGAATATAGGTCAAACACTATTGATAAAGAGTTTGTAGCATCACAATTTTATTCAAATATGAAAGAATGGTTTAATTCAAATAATATAGGGGGTGTTATACAAACAAGCGGAATTCAAGAGCCAGACACAGGAGTAGATGCTGTTCAAAATGTATATATTAGCTCAACAGCAACAGGATCAACAGTTCCTCCATTTTATAATACTGATCCTAATAATCAGCCTAAAAATATAAGCGCAGCTGGTTTACAAAGCCCTACTAGATTTGGAGCAACAGCAACCTCTCCCTTTACTACTAATTATTACAGATGGTACGAGCAGAGCAATGGGGATATTTATTTAATGGTAAGTGGAACAAGATGTTGTGGTGGAGATGCAGATGGGGATTCGAGTGTAAGGGTAAGTTTTACGGTATATAGAAGAGATTCAGTTATTGTATTTGAAACAGAACCACAAGAAGCTTTGCCAGATGTGTGGTATGAAAACGATCAATCTTATTCTATAGACTCCTCTGGAAACCATAGTGGAAATGTTACAAATCAAAATATATCAACTGGAGTAGCAGGTGTTGTTAATACAGGATTTTTTAACTGTTATGCTTTTGGTAATGGAGTTGAAAGTTATAAAATTAGAGATGCTTTAAACGGTAAATCATTTAATCTAGGTAATAGAGTATTTACAACTTCTAATATAGATTATAAAGAAGCTCATAGATTTGCAGATTTAACTTATAGTGGTGTATATAATGATGAAACTAATGTTAATAAATTAAACGAATTTAATTTAGGACTTGCTAATTTTAAACCACTTGAAGAGAGCTATGGAGATGTAGAGGTCTTGTATGGAAGAAGAACAGATATTCTTGTATTACAAGAAGATAAAATATCCTACGTGCTTGCTTCTAAAAATATTATATCTGATTCTACTGGCGGTGGTTTAGTTGCTTCCGTTCCAGAAGTTTTAGGAAACCAAATCGCACGTATTGAGAACTATGGTATTAGTAATAACCCAGAAAGTTTTGTGGCTTGGGGAGAAAATAAATATTTTACTGATGTAAAAAGAGGAGCTGTTCTTCAATTATTAGGCGGTTCATTTTCAGATGAAAGACTTATAGTTATATCTGAATCTGGAATGAGAAGTTGGTTTAGAGATTTATTTACAGAAGCATTTACTACGCAAAAATTAGGGGGTTATGACCCTTATATGAACGAGTATGTATTAACATCAAACACAATTTTAAAACCTGAAATACCTGTGTGTTTAGCGTGTGGTGTGACTCAAGATATTACTGTAATTGCAAATCAAGATTTTGTTTACTGTGTAGATGTTACTCAGCAAATAGGTCTTGTGACAATAACTTATATTATTCCGCAAGAAGGGGAGCAAGACATAGAGAGTGAAACTAGCATTTTAATGACAGATGAGTCTGGAAATCAACTAATTACAGAAGGCTCTGTTTCTCAAATTGGGTATACTATAAATGCTATATACAATGGTATTACATATACATCTGGATCAGTTACTTCTTCTGGTAGTTTTACTTTTGATAAAAACGTGCCAAGCGTTGAAGAGGTTACATTCATAGTGAGTACTGATTCTGATCAAAATGATACCATTCAAATAAATGTAAGTTGTCCTAGATCAGACGCATTAAACATATATAATATATGTGTTACAGATCCACTTGAAGCTGGACAATTTATACATAACGAATTCAGTTGGACTGATGGAACGACTAATTCGCCAAAAGAATCTAACTTAGTTGAATTTGCAAGTACTTCCTCATCATTTGCTATTTCACAATACCAGTTATTTTCAGGGCCACAAGGAAGTGGTGTTTTCCCAACTGATGGTTCAACTGTAACTGTGTATTCAAACAAAATAAATTTTGATGATTTTGTATTTGACCCTGCGGTTGATAAATTTAAATACTTAAGAACAAACACGTTCTATCAAAATAATGTAACAGATATAACAAGCTTACTTTCTTTAGCAATTGATGCAACACCAATATCTACTGTTGGTGCACCAACAATTTACTCGGCTGATTTCACAATGCC